TGTATTAAGAATGATAGTAATCCAGAAGGTAAGTTTTTACATCCTGTAAGTAAACAACATCAACACTTGTGTTTTACAGGTGGCGAACCTTTGATGGTTACAGGACAACAAGCAGTGGTAGGTATATATAACGAATTAAAAAGACAAGGCAATTTGCCTGGTAGCATGACATTTGAAACTAACGGTACACAAAAACTTAGAGAACCATTTTTAGAATGGGCTAAGAGTATTGACACAGAAATATTTTTCAGTTGTAGTCCTAAACTATTTACTGTATCAGGTGAGAAACCTGAAAAGGCTATCAAGCCCGAACTTGTTGCTGAATATTTACAGGCATCTACAAAAGGACAACTTAAATTTGTTGTAGGTCCGAAACAGCGTGAGTGGGATGAAATGGAAGAAGCAGTTGAAAAATTTAGAAGTGTTGGTGTTGATTGGCCAGTATGGATTATGCCAACAGGTGCAAGAGAAGAAGAACAAACAGCAGGTGCAGGTGCAGTTGCACAAAAAGCATTTCAAAGAGGATATAATGTAGCCGCAAGGGTACATGTATACTTGTTTGGTAATGCAATAGGAACCTAGGAGAATATATGTCATTTTTAACAAAAATGCTTGGCTTAGATAAAATTAAAGAAATTAACGAAGCCAAAGAGCAAGAAAAGAATAAACAACTTAGTCCAAAAGAACTTGCGACTAAGAAGAAAGAACCGTGGGTAGGCGTACTGCAAACACACGTTAATAAAGATAATGTCCGAAATGGCTTCTTTGAGCTTGACTGGAATAGGCATTTCGTGTTACAATTAATTAAAGCTGGATATGGAGTAGAGAATGATAACGAAGAAGAGATTATTGATCGTTGGTTTAGGGAGCTTTGCGCTAATGTTGTTGTTGACGGTGACTACGGCGGTCCATTAGAAGGCATGAAAACAGGTAACATTGATATAGAAACAGTTAAGAGAGATAACAAGTAATGACACACATTCTAGTAGATACAGCAAATACATTCTTCCGTGCAAGACATGTAATTAATGGTGATGCTGATATTAAGTTGGGTATGGCTTTTCATATTACACTTAACAGCATTAAGAAAGCATGGCAAGATTTTGAAGGCACACACGTTGTATTCTGCTTAGAAGGTCGTAGTTGGCGTAAGGACTATTATGAGCCTTACAAACGTAATAGGCAGGTTGCACGTGATGCACTTACAGAAAAACAGCAAGAAGAAGATGCAATATTCTGGGAAGCCTTTGATACGTTTAAAAACTTTGTAAGTGAAAAAACTAATTGTACTGTGCTACAACACAGTGAGCTAGAAGCAGATGACTTGATTGCAGGTTGGATACAGCAACATCCAGATGTAGAACATGTTGTTGTTTCTACAGATACAGACTTTCAACAACTTATTGCACCTAATGTAAAACTGTATAATGGTGTGCAAGAAGTAACAACTACACATGAAGGCTACTTTGATAAGAAAGGCAATCATGTTATTGATAAGAAAACTAAAGAACCTAAGACAGTTCCAGACCCACAGTGGTTATTATTTGAAAAGTGTATGCGTGGTGACACTAGTGACAACGTGTTTAGTGCATATCCTGGTGTACGTAAAAAAGGTACACGAAACAAAGTTGGCTTACTAGAGGCTTTTGAAGACAAAGACCTTAAAGGCTACAATTGGAATAACTTAATGCTACAGCGTTGGGTTGATCATAATGGTGAAGAGCATCGTGTTCTTGATGATTATGAACGTAACAAAGTACTAATTGATTTAACAGCACAGCCTGCAGAAGTAAAAGAGAAAATTACAGGTACTATTCAAGAATCAATTGATGCTAATAAAGATATTAGTCAGGTTGGCGTAAGACTTATGAAGTTCTGTCATTTATATGATTTAAAGAAAATATCAGATCAAGCACAAGCATATGCTGAACCATTAAATGCGAGGTATACAGTATGACAACAGAATTTAAAGCAAAGCCAGTTTTAGAAGATAAATTTTGGATAGTTGAACAATCAGGACAAAAGATTGGAACACTTAGAAAGAACGAAGATAAATTTGTTTTCAGTAATGAACAAGGTGTAAAGTTTTATCATAGTAAAAAAAGTATTTTAACTGACTATGGTAAGGACTTTTTTGTTGCTAAAATTATTAAAGAAGCAGATGATTCTGAACCTAATGAAGTACATGGCTTTAAGTGTAGCACCAAGCCACACAATTCTATGTACGATATACAGAAGCGTTTACCGTTGTTTACAAAAAGCAGAGATTCAAAGAGCTTGTATTGTTCAGGTTATTATGTTATTAAATTTGAGAAAGGTTGGGTTAAATCTTTCTGTCCGAAGCTCATTACCCTCCAACGGTATGCGTATAAAGGGCCATTTAAGACTGATTTAGAGATGAAACAGGTACTATCTAATGTCAACAAATAACCTTCCGCAGTCACTTCCTACCATTGAAAAAATACTACAACGTATTGCAGTTGCGGAGAAATCACAGCAAAAAGACATCAGAATAAGCATACAAGAAGCACGTTCACTAACACTTGAACTATCTATGTTTACATCTAAACTAGGTACTGTTGTAGCGTCTATAGACGAACAATTAAAGCAGATCAAGCAGAATAGCGAACAAGTTGAAGTTAAATTTGAAGGCGGTCAGTTCTAAAAAAGGATAAATATATACGTAGTTAATTAAAAGGATTACGTATAATGAGTAGACCAAAACCAACAGTGCTTCTCGAACATGTGAATCGAGAATCATATAAGACAGAACAGATATTAGAGAGCGAAGCAATTTGGGCGGTCTTTTATAAAGGAAAGCCGTTTAACTTAAAAAGCGGAAGTATGGTATCGAGCTATCCTGGACCGAAGTATAAAAAAGTATCGTTTTCTAATCCTGGACACGCTAGGAACCTAGCAAAAAAACTAAATGCATTGTTTCAATGCGAGGACTTTGCGGTATATACACTAACTTCTGGAGCGAAAGAAGAGTAATGACACATGGATCAAAAGGACAACTATACCAAAGTATTTCTGAAAGCCGCTAGTCAGCCTTTTGACACTCCCGATATAAAGAACAAGAGAACATTATGGTGGTATAACATTCGTGATGTTGGCGGTTTACGTCTAACGGAAGAAGCAATAACACATATTGAGCAAATAGCAAAAATCAAAACCTACAAAGTAGATTTTCCAAAAGAGTTTAAAATAGTACCTAAAGTACTTTTATGGCTTGACAACTTCATCGAATCACCGTATTATATAACTAAGAAATCAATAACTGTACTCAAAGAAAGGTCTGCTTTTGAGTTATACTTGTTTAGCGGAGATATCAGTAAAATGGGCTATAATAAAGCATTATCCAAACGTTTATCTGAAGAAACTGCGGACCAAGAATAACAATCATTAACATAGCATATAATAAATATTAACAATGATAGAACTTAATCCACTAGACGTACTGCGTTCAAGAGAACTTAAGGCTATGCCTCCACACTTTGCAAAAGCACAAGTTTCGGAGACAGAGCGTTTTGATCGTAGACTTTATGATTGGGTGAAGTCTAATACGAGTGGTAGGTATTGCATTAATGTATATCCTACTGCTAAAGAAAAAACTTTTAAGTCTGTAACTTTTGTAGGCTTTGAAGAAGAGAAAGAACTAACATATTTTATGTTAGCATGTCCATACTTAAGGAGAAACTAGAATGGCTGAAGAAAACAAAACGCCCGAAGCGGCAACTGAGGAAACAGCAGCACCGACAAGTGGTCCTGTTCCTACACCAGGTGTAGATCAAAATGCACCTGCGGCTGGTGATCCAGCAGCACCTGATCTTAACATTAGTGACCTTAATGCAGTAAAAAGCATTATCGAAGTTGCTACACAAAGAGGTGCATTTAAAGCAACTGAACTAGAAGCAGTTGGAAAAGCATTTAATAAATTAACAGCATTTTTAGATCATGTTGTTAAACAACAACAGGCTGCTGCGCCAGCTGCACCTGAAGGGGGAACCAATAATGGCTAAAGACGTAAAGCACGTTGGTAAAATGACCAATACAGGTGATAAAGTTGCCGTGGTGTTTAGAACTATTCCTGGTGAATCAAACCAAGCATTAGTACTACCGACCGCAACATTACCTGATATCTATCATGACAGTTTAATGAAACTGATTGAAACAGATCAAGCTCAAGAAGCATTTGAACTTGGTGAATTTATGTTTAGGAATTCATTTCCAGACGGAAGACCAATGTTACAAGCAATGCAGGCTGATGATAGACTTGTAAAAGTTGACACATCAAATGTAACAATGACTCCTAGTTCTGTTTCAACAATTCCGTTAAGTGAACTTAACAGTTTAATTGCAGAGCAAAGAGGTGTTCCAGTAGATGAGTTACACAAATTTGTAAGTGGTGCACCAGAAGCCGCTACAAATCCAGAGGCAGAAGCACCGGCACAACCTGCTACTGCTGCTCCAGAGGTGCCACAAGCACCAGATAACGGTGTGCTAAGTGATGAAGATCTTGCTAAGTCTTATCGCTCACAAGCAGATAGATTAAGTAAAGAAGCCGCACAACTAAGACGCCAAGCAGAAGAACTTGTTCCAACAAAGAAGAAGTCTAAAGCAAAAGTGTCAGAGAGTGCCTAGTAAGCATTACTTTAAACCACCGAAACATCTGGTCAAAGAGTGGCCAGAAGTTTTTGATGACCTCTACATGAACACAATGCCTGTTGCATATTTAGATGCAATGATTTTAGAATTTAGTGACGGTAGAGTTTGGGAGATTGATGTTAAAGAACATCTGCAGGCAGATGACCCAGATAGTGTAGCAAAGAAAATGTTACAAACTATGAATGAGTATAAGGATACTATTAAGAAAGTAGACTTTAAAATTAATGTTGATCTTCTAAAGAAAGAAATAAAAGATCGTACAGATCAGATATTGTAGTTTCTCATAACTAGAGAGTTAGTAGTAATACTAGCTCTCTTTTTTTATCTTGTATTTCCGTAATGAATAACTTCGTGTTTGTCCGATGTGTAAGAACGCCACGGATCAACTACAACCGAATCTTCTGACAATCCCACATAAAGCTCTGGATGAGCTAAAAGAACACAAGCTCTAAAAGGTCCTGGATCAGCACCATACACTAATGGATCAACTTGCATAGGATTGAAGCCGTACTCTGTACAATATTGTGCAACTAGTAAAGCGTAACTTCCGTCAATGTAAGGTACACCTGGCTTATACGCAATACCATTAATAAGAATAGGAAGTTCTTTTTCTTTTGCAATCTCGCATAGTTTTGTTGCAATGTTTTGTGCTTGAACTTCTCTAGCGTTCATAACAGCATCAAATATATCATAACCAAGATCTAATTTCTTTGCCATATACCTAAGTGCAATATTATCTCTTGGATGACAACTGCCACCATCGCCCATTCCTGCTTTCATATAACTTGGACCCATAATACGCTGTGTACTTTCTGCAAGTGCTTTAGTAACTACATCAACATTAATGTTACCTTGTTTTTCTGCAACGTCTTGTATCATGTTTACAAGTCCA